GTATAATCAAATTTCATTGGTAATGTACCATCTGGATTTTCATCTTTAGCAAATGCAACTTTACCATATTTAAATACAATATCTTTATACTTTTCATCTATTAGTTTTATACCAGTCCAATCTGCTCCTTCTTTTTGTACAAAAATATATTTAGCCATACTATCCTAAATAATTGTTATTACTTGTTCTTACATCATTTACAATCACAATTCTTTCACCCTCACTTTGTATTGGTAAAGTATAATGTGGATACTTGCCTGGAAAAGTTATCATCAAACCTTTTATAGGTTCAATAACACGTGTTGTAAGTCCATTAAAATTACTACTTGTATCTGTAATTTCTAATTGTCCTTCATATGGATATTTTGTTTTAGGCATATCTACATAAAAAATAGATGTAAATAAAGTGCTACCGTGAGTATGTATTCTTTGAAAAGAATTTTTGTCATAGATAATAGCCCAATTAACATAAACTAGTTCTTGTTTAATCGTTGGAAAATATCTAGTAAGATGATCGTTAACTGTATCAATAATTATATTTTCTTTTAATGATTTTATTGCATTAAAATGTTTATCTTGTAAATACGGTGCGTGTTCTTTTGTAATCTCTGTAAAATCTGTAGGAAATACGGGTTGAAACCCACCTAAAGTTTTGTTACCATAATGAAAATCATTACTATCAAAATTTTTATTTGATGCTTCTTGTTGATTTTTTCTTATGATATGTAATGCATCAATTAGATCATCATTATGTGGAAAGTCATAACGTCTTTCTGTGTAATGACTATAAAATAATAAATGTTCTCTATGTTCCGTAAGAAAATTTTTGTTTGGCATATTCATCTATCTGTTGTAATATTTCTTTTGTAAAATATTTTTCAGGCTCTGTATTGATAGACTTACCAAAAACTTTTTGACCATCAGGTGTTTCATATCTTGTAGATACTTTCTTAAAGATACCAGCTTCTTCAGCTAATTCTAAAAGACCATAGTGTCTATCTAGTCCCTTGTCATAGGTTAGTCTTACATCAATTTGAGCATTTTCTTTTGTTAAACGTGACTTATAATTTTTACAATGAATAATATTACCAACTACTTCAGTACCGTCTTTCTCTTTACGTTTACCAAGATAGATGATTGATGATGCAGCGTATTTTAAACCACTTCCGCCACCCATCTCTTTTTGTGGGAACATTGAACCAATGACATCATAAGTGTGGTTAGTCATTATCATAGGTATATTTGCTTTACCAAGTTTCAATGTTAAAACTCTAAATGTTGATTTGACTATTTGTGATCTAGTCATATCTCTTGTTTCTTTACCAGCAGCAGTATCTTCCATTTCTTTTGTAGTAGATAACATACCTAAACTATCTAATACAAACATCATAGGTTTTCTTTTGTCTTCTGGTTGTTCTAAATATTTGTCTAATATTTTAATTGATTGATTTCTAAATTCTTGTACTGTTGCAACTGGTACGACAACCATTCTTGTTGCATCTACACCTCTACCCTCAATCATATCTTTTGAGATAGCACTTTCTGATTCAAAGTAAATAACGCCAGCATCTTTATCCATATCTAAAAAGTTTTTTACAATACCTAATGCAAAGAAAGTCTTACCAGTAGCTGCTTCTCCAGCAATTGCTGTAATTTTATTTCCAGGTAGACCACCGTGAATACTACCAGATAGTAAAGCGTTAAAAGAATACGAACCTGTATCTATAAAACTTTTTACATCAGCGCCCTCAACTCCTTCACTGGCTAGAGAGGCGTACTCATTGCCAACGTCTTTAATTATGTCTTTTAGAAAATTGCTCATATTCTTCATACTCCTTTTGTGAATAACTTATCGTATACCATTTTATACCTATATCATAACATACTTTCTTTATTTTGTCAAGGTCTTTCGACTGAAAGTGATGTACCATATAATTACGTGGTCTCTTGTATATTGTTATTGTCATTTGATTTTTTAAGTCTTATAGGTTTTAATCCAGTTTCTCTATTTAGAAATTTGTAATCAATACGTTCAACTTTAAAATCTTGTTTTATTTTTTCTGCTATTTTATATGGATCAAATTCAGCACAACTATAAACATCAAATTGCATCATAGCTGGATTAGGTTCATCCCATACGTGCATTGCAATATGACTTGTTTCTATAACTGCAACACCAGTGATACCTCTATTACCAGGTTTATCACAGTAGGCAACATACGGACCCATCATAATTTTCATATCTATAAAAGATATAAATTCTTCCATCCATTTTTTTAAAAATTCTGTATCTTTTGGTGGATTAGATACCTCTGCTCTTATTATTAAATGTTTATGTATTAATAATCTATTGTTCATATTTTTTTATAGGTGGCATATAAGCTGGACCTTCCCAATCAAATCTTAAACTAGGGTCTTCTGGCACCCATCCTTTCTTTGGTTCATCATAATCTTGTGGGTTTACTTTAGTCCACAAAACACTTTTCATTTCATTAATGTCAACCATTCCCATTTCATTAAAAACTCTTCCCTCAAAATGCTCAGCCATCCTATATACAACTTCTTTGTTGTATTGCACTTTTCGTTGATAGTCCCAATATGCTTTCAAGTCTTTATAAGACTCTTTGGTGATTGCCATTACCATATTTATTTCTTTAAAGCAATCGCTCCTACGAAATTAAAGTTCTGCCAAAAGTTATGTACTTCAAAACCAGCGTTTGTAAACATATCATATAACTCTGTTTTTGTATTTGGCTTCATCATATGTCTTAACTGTACTTCTTTGTCTAATATCTCTGCATCAGTAAAGTTCTTTCTTTTGTAATCGTAATATGTAAAGGTCATCATATCTTGTATTCTAGGATTACAACTAAAAGTTTTTTCTGAAAAGATAAAGGCACCACCAACATTAAGACCGTTATACACTCTATTAATAACTTCTTCTCTATCTTTTGGTGGCATAAATTGTAGAGTAAATATTGAAGTAACTAAACTACAATTAGTAAAGCTAAAACTTCTAACATCACCTCTATGGTATCTTAAATTTTCAAACTTCTGTTCATCAAAGTTAAACTCTCCAAAAAAATCTTCTTCAACTTCTATACCTATGTAATTTGCTTTTGGTATGTGTTTTTGATTTTGTTCTATCATACCTTTTAATAGCTTACCTGTAGAACAACCTATATCAACAACATTTGTATTGTCTTCTACAAAATATTTTGATAGAGAAAGTATATCACCCCATAAGTTATTATAACCACGAACAGACTTTTCTATGTGATTATCAAAGCCTTCTTCTGATGTAGCAAATGTAAATTTAGTCATTATATATTCTCCTTATATGGTTTCAATACTTTATTATATACACTTTCAGCAAGTGCCTTCATCATAAGAGGTGGTACCATACGACCAATTCTTTCTGATTGTTGTTTATGTTGACCTGTCAATTTAAAGTCTTCAGGTAATGACATAATTCTTTTTAGCTCTTTAATAGTAAACTTTCTATTCTCTATTGGATGACAAGTACCAGCAACACCAGCAAGATTGCCCATAGCTGTTATTGTTGGACAAGGTTTTCTTAAACTACTTCTTTTTAAATTAAAGTGATGACCTTTCTCGTGGTAATCCATACCTGTTAATACCTTGTCAGGATCGGTAGGCATTTTAGCCAATGTTTTACCTACAGCTCTATCTGGTCCTATTTTCTCAAACAAATAATTTAATTCTTCTTTATCTTCGTTTACAATATCACTTATTGCCTCACCTAAATTAGTTTGTTGTTTATTTGCCTCTGGATACAATTGATACATTGTCATAAAATTTAAACCAATTTTATCAGCAACATCTTCTCTAACACCTATAAAGAAAGTTCTTTTACGTGATTGTGGTACACCAAAGTAACTAGCATTCAATACATCAGCAACAACTAGATAACCAATTTCTTCAAATGTATTTTGTATTCTATGGAAGTATTCTTTTGCTTCACCCATAGTCAAACCCTCAACGTTCTCACCTATAATAACTTTTGGTTTTATTTCTTTAGCCACTCTTAAAAATTCAAAAAACAAATCTTCAACATTTTCTACACCTTTGATGTCACTATATTGTTTTGTTTTACCAAATGCATCTGCGTGTGTATTACCCTTTCCGTGTGATACTGAACCAGCCATACTAAATGCTGAACACGGTGGTGAACCATCAAGTATATCAAGTTCACCTGGCTTTAAATTAATTTTTTCTAAAAAATCTTTACCTGATAATTTTTTAATATCGCCTGGTATAATAAGTGTGTTTGGATAATTTTCTCTATATGTATTTTGTGCTTCTTCAACAAATTCATTAATGGCAAGTATCTTACCACCAGCCAATCTATAACCAGTAGATGACCCACCACCTCCAGCAAATGTAGATAGTACATTAAATAATGCTCTTTGTTCACTATCTAATGTATCTTTTAATGTATATCTTTTATAATTGTTCATTGTTCCAAATCACTAATAATCCTATAATAAAAACATAGATCATTATAACATAAAGTAATGAAAGAGTCAAGTCTAAAATCATACTTCGTTGCCCCAACTATCCCAACCATCTCGTTTTCTACGAGCAAATAGTTCTATATAAGGTCCATTTAACATCTTTTCTATATGACTATAAACTATATCTGGTTTTCTACTATGTTCTTGTCTTTCACTCACAACTAATTGTGGTATACTTTTATTTAGCCGTTGTGGTTTCCCACGTGTTGCCAATAAACACATTTCTGGATTACCTCTAGTCCAATAACCCAAACCAGTAAAAAAACCCATACTCTTTTTATTTGTCTTAGCCCAAGTAAACCCTACTGTCTTATATTTAAAACCCCAAGCATCAATAACTTTAAACGCTTGATCTAACATAGGGTCACATACCCACATTAAAAGGACTGCATCATTTTTAGCAAGGTTGCCAACAGGTAAAGAAATAATGTCAGCAAGAGGCATACAAGGATAATGTTTTTCAGGACTTTTATCTTTGCCTTTGTTACTATACGTTTTAAACGTCCAAGGTGGATCAGCATATATTACTCCATATTGTTTGTTAGTTTGAAAGACCATATAATGAAAATTTAATTAATAATACAATCATTAATAACTGTCTTAATGATAAATTAGTTCTTGCTGCAAGGTATATTCCTAAAGAAAATCCCCAATGTAAAGTTATTATTAAAATTAAAATACTATTCAGCAACAACATAATTAATATAAGTTCTAAAAAGTGGTCCAGTTCCAGCCTTTCCACCGTGTACTAAATTTGATTTATACACTAAAGCTCTATTAGGTGTATAATCAAACTTCTCTCCTTCTACAACTGTTTCACCACCATATTCTTTTTTCCAATTTAAATTTAAATGATATAATACAGTTATTCTATCATCTCTTTCACTATCTTGGTGTAACATATCATCTTGGAATGCAGCCTTAGCACCTAATTGTATTCTTCTTAAATCGTTTGGTAAACTTGGCATTCTAGCTCTAACCATTTGATAAATTACTGCTGCTAAAGTTTGTGATTTACTATTTGTATCTACTTTTTGATATTCAAATAATGTTGTACCAGCAATTTTTACAGCCTCATATGCAGAGCTCATACTCAATTGCCATACTGAATCTTGTGTGATAAGTTCATAACACATCTTATGTAAGTTATCTGGTAACACATTGTCTATTACTGTTACTTTACTCATACGAAAAAATCCTCTAAACTTGATTGTTTTTCATAACTCCAACCTATAGAATTAAGAATAAAACTTAAAGGGTCTAAAAATGTTTTTTGAAATTGTATGTCATAATCAATATATTTTTCTAACTTA